TCCTTGTAGTTGGTCTTGTGGTGATTCCATTTTACAAGGACTCAGGCTATGAGTCTTTTCTATTTGACTAATTTGTTGCACTTGAATTGTAAATCCGTCCCCAATAAAAGCCCCAAGCCGTTTGGCTTCTACCAATTGCTCGGGGAAATAAACACTATTTCAGATCTATCTTGATTGACTTGTCACTCCAAAATGATGGCTGATATTGAAGCTGTAATGACTTAGCATCTGTTTTTGCTTGTCCTACAAGATTACCCGTAACTGTAGCACCTTTATCTAAAGAGCCTGAATGAAGAGTATCTTCAACATTTGTGGTAATCTCGCTGAAATCGGTTTTGTTACCATCGGCATTTAATTTGAAAAAGAAGGGGTTATAATCTTGTGACTTGTCGGTGTTGTTTGTGATTGTGATATTTGCGATTACATATTGCTTACCTGAATCCGGAGTGTTAATGTCATCGCCTTGGTCGAATTTGACATTATTTACCTTAATTTCATAGCCTTTATAGCTTGCAACTTCACCAACTTTATACACTTTATCTTCCGGTTCCGAAGATGAGGATGTACTTGAAGATGATTTATCCGTTTTGCTAACTGCCGTTTTTTCCGTGGATTCGCTGCTTGATTTTCCCTTATTATTGAGGCCACCACCGATTGCTGCTAGCACAACAACAACTAATATCCAAAACCAAACGCGTTTGTAAAAAGGCTTTTTCACCTTATATTGCTTACCATCAGCACCCATTACTTTTTTTGCCATTTTGTTTTCCTCCATAAATAATTTTCAGCTTTTATAGTCGTCAGTATTTGGACTGATAGTTTTTAGCTTTTTAACTTTTGACAGTCTATTTTTAAATTCAACATTCTTCGGATAGAACGATAGTGCTTCTAATAGAACGTCAAGCTCTTTCGCGTATTTTTTCTGTTTATGGTAAATGATAGCCAATCTTGTAAAAATGTTTGGCGGTGGAGTATTGGAAAGTATCGGATCATCTAGAGCTATATCAAGTGCCGAACGATAAGCAAGTATGGCATTAGCATAGTCATTATTGCGCTCAAAAGATCTTCCTATTGCCTGATCTTCAACGGCATCTTGTGAAGATTTAAAACGAAGTCCCCCATCTTCTGAATACTGGCTTTTGTCGAGAAGAACCCTTTCCTTGTCATCGAATACGTAGGACACATGATAGGAGTCAGTCGATTTGTATGGGCTCTTGTGTTCGCGTATTATCTGGCTATTTTCGAAGACAATTTTCCTGCCTTTATCTGTAATCATGCCATCGTTGTGTAGGAAACCCATTCGTTTCATTTCTGCCATTTCGGCCGAGGCATCAATCCCATATTCAAATAACAGATATTTTGGGTATTTATTCAGGTTTTTATTTTGACGTGATATCCACCACAGAAAAACAATGTTGCCCCTTTTCAACCCGCTTATTCTATACATATAGTCTCTGGGGACCAAAACCGCAGGGAACATAGCCATTCTATCAAGAATCATTTGTGCGCTTTCTTCGTCTGGAATAACTGGTATTTCGGGGTATTGATTGGCTTTGTAATATTGATATAACTTACGTCTAGCTCCTGACTCTGGTACTGCAAAATGGTGTTCGTGACGCTTTAATGGGAAAAATTTGAATCTACGCATATTACCACCTCGTCGGACTAAATCTAATTAGTTTCTATCAGCTCAAAATATCTAGCCATCCACTTCGGTAGCTCGTATTCATCGAGAATTTGTTCATAATTCATTGGATTAATTGAGCCGCGATTGCCAAACAGAAACTCGAACATAAAACAGTTTGCTATATATTCGGCTGACCCAACAGCGGCAACACGTGCATTTCTATAGAAATAATTGGCCCCAGTGTTTTTCGTGAGAAGTGCATGCCCAATTTCATGTGCCAGAACACCTATTGATGTTGCTTCGTCGGTGCATGTGTTAATGTTGATAATTGAAAATTTGCGATCAGTGATGGTATAGCCTAGAATGTTTTGCCCAAGATCGCTTGGTGTAACACTAACATTAGTTAGATAGCGACTAACTATCCAAGGATCGCGTGTATTATATCTGCGCAAAACAGTGTTTGCTTTTTCAATCGCGCAGTCTGCATCGTATCCCATGCGCCCACCTCACTTCTCAGATCCGCGGTATTTCTTTGGTGTGTACTTCTTTTTAGCGAGTTCCTGAGCGAGTGCATATGATTGGCGTAGTGATACGGCAAGCAAGCGCTTATCCTCATCACTCAATTCGGCATCATTTTTGAAGAAGTCCGGGCCGTCAGGATCAAGTCCATCAATGATATCCTTTATTTTCTGATCAATGGCGCGTGTGTCCTTTTTGGTCAGAGAATAATAGTGAGGCTTGTCTGACTTACCAAGTAGGTAATCTATAGAAACGTCATAATACTGTGCAAGCTTCTTGAGCGTGTCGTTATCTGGCTCATTCCTATTGTTTTCAAAATGAGAATAGGCGGCTCTTGAGACGCCTATTGCTTTGGCAACGTCCTCTTGTGTACGGCCGTCACCTCTTAGCTTTTTTAATCTATCGCCGAGCATAGCAACGCCTCCTTAAAGTGATTTTAGCACCCATGTGATACAAAAAGTATCTAAGATACAAAAAGTTTCAAAAATGGGTTGACGATACAAAATGTATCGTGGTATATTATCTGTGTTGATACGAAATGTATCAGAAACGAGGTGATCAAATGGTTCGAGATGAAGTAATCAATCTTCGGGAAAACGCAGGATTCACACAAACTCAGCTTGGAGAGAAGCTCGGCATATCAGCTGTTCATGTTAGAAAAATCGAAAAAGGTACTCGTAATCCAAGCAAAGATTTGACGGAACGCTACGTTGCACTCTTCGGATTGCCAGCCGATAAGATTTTCCCTGATATTTATGAGAAATTAATTGATACAAAACGGATCACATCTGAACACATTCCCGCCCAGCGAGAGGAGGCAGTCAAATGAACCGACAGCAAATGATCGAAGCGCTGATGAGCTACCGCGATGATAAGCCCAAAGCTTTTTGGGAAACCATGGACAACGACATGCTCGAAATGGCAATTAGTGCTGAAAGGGAACGTGCAAGGAATGAAATGATTGATTACCTTGCTACAGCTTAATCATCGCATATATCGCTGTGAAACTACTACATCGGCGGTACACATTTGAAGGGGGTGTGGTTATGGCAATTAACATCTTTCAGGAATTTTCAAGAGGCCTTCAAGAAGAGGGCCTAACTCGTAAGAACTTGGCTGCGAAAATGCACGTTACGCAAGCCGCTGTCAGCAATTGGGAAGCAAGAGGCATACCAGACGATAAGCTGATTCCCATGGCACTTGCAATTGGCAATGATCGCTTTCTAAAAGCGGTGATCGAATATCAAACCGGGTTAAGAGTCTTTGCTGATGATCTCGATACTGATAATCCGCTGGTTGTTTATCTATACGAAAAAATGGCCCAAAAGAAATTTGAAGAGGCTAGAGAACGAGCAGAACCAGCAATGTCTAAAGGACGTGATCACTTCACACCAACCGACGTGAGCAAGATCAGATCATACATCGATTCAGGTGAATCACTAGTTGAAAGCCTGGAAAGCCTAATTGGTTCATTGAAGTCTCAAATCAGACCTGTAGAGAAGGTGAAAGCATGGATGTAGCGGTGAAAGTTAATGAGGACGACAAGCTTGCTGAACTCATTGCAGTTCATCTTGCAGACAATCTTAAGCCAGTGGTTCAGGCGATGGTAAACAAAGCTGTTGAAGATGCTTTGCCTGGCCACGGAATGAACAAGGGCGAGTTAAGCGCAAAGTTGAAGCTATCACTTGGTACCGACGCCTTTGAACGTATTGCATATCAATCAGGCATGCCACGATACGAATCTGGCAATGATGGTCACAAGAAGAGCGACAAGTCTCGTGACCGTTGGTACTCAAAGGCAGTTGACAAGTTCATGGAAACATACACGGAGGACTAACGGTGTTAGAAGCAATCATGTCAGTGCTGTTCAACCCATCATCGGCCTTTTGGAAGTATCTGCTTGTAGCTATGGCTGGCATCATGATCGGTGCCACAGCAGTAGGAGGCTGGAAACAATGGACACGATAAAAAGAGCACAAAAAAATCCCGTAGCGCCAACTACGGGAAGTCAAAAACTTAACACATTAAATTATAACTTAAGTTTATCACGGAAGGCGGTTGATGACCATGCTTGATTACAACACAGCGGTTCTGAACGAGTATCAACGACGAGAAGCGCTTGAAGATAAGGCTATCGCTGATTGGGAATCCTATCACGGTACCGTCTTGCCCAAAGATATGGATATCGAACAAGCGGAGGAGTTCTTGGCAACCGCTGATGAATATGAAGTTGATACAAAGAAGCCTTGGTTCTATCAAAGCTGTGCTACATCGCGTTATGATGGCGCCTTTAACAAAGACAGAGCGAAGGAATACTTGAAAGATTGGATCAACAGTCACGGCCCTGAGCGATTCTTAAAAGACGCTGCTAGTTCTACATATCCAAAAGCAGAACTGGTTGAGATTTTCTTCGGCGATGACAGCTTAGACGTTATCGATTTCATGAAAAATCAAGGGTTCCAAGAATGGAAATAGGAGGAGCAGCATATGACGACACAATATGACCTAACAAAAATGCCAGTTAAGAAACTGATTGAGACGCAAACGATTAAGAATAAGTTTGCAGCGCTTCTGGACAAACGGGCACCACAGTTTCTGTCATCGATTGCCAGCGCGGTAAGCCTTAATCCAAGCTTAGCCAGAGTTGATCAGTTAAGTGTTATCAACTCGGCCATGGTAGCAGCAACACTCGATCTTCCGGTTAACCCGAGTCTGGGTTTTGTCTACATCGTTCCATACAAGAACCAGGCGCAGCCACAAATCGGCTACAAAGGCTATATCCAATTAGCTCAACGATCAGGACGGTATCAGCGCCTGACTGCTTTACCAATTTATGAAGATGAGTTCAAGAGCTGGAACCCACTAACGGAGGAACTTGAGTACACGCCGAACTTCCACGATCGCGAAGCAAGCGAAAAACCGGTTGGCTATGCCGCATCGTTCAAACTGACTAACGGTTTTGAAAAGATGGTCTATTGGACTTATCAG